TAAATGGCTATCATCCCACCACAGCGAAAATCGATATCGATGGTTAAGGCTCAACTCCTTAATCCAGCGACGACTTCTCATTTTCAGGTGAGTATTTCCTTTTTATCAAATGAATTTAATCGTTATAAAAGAGAGTTAGGTCTTAATTTAGATCAAGGTAGATTAAATATATTATGTTCAGAGGCATCACTTCCCGGATCAAGATTTGCGACAGCAGAATTAAACAATAATATTCCCGGAGTAAGAGAGAGACACGTATACCGTAGAACTTATGATGATGTTATAAACTTAACTTTCTATTGTGATGCCGATCAATATCTCCCAGTCAGATTTTTTGAAGCATGGATGAATTACATAACAAACATGACTTCAGCAGGTGATAACAATGTAAAAAATGAAACTTTTTCATATCGTGTTCAATTTCCCAGAGAGTATAGAGGGAACTTAGAAATAACAAAGTTTGAAAAAAATCTTGATTCAAGAAGGCAAACAAAGATTCTCACATACAAATTTGTAAATTGTTTTCCCCTTGCAATTAATTCAATGCCAGTTTCTTATGATGCATCGCAAGTATTGAAATGCACTGTACAGATGGCCTACTCAAGATACTTTATTGAGGACAGGCCAAGAGGTGTCATTCCTAGATTCCTAAATGCCCTTGGAAGATAGGTGCTAAATAAACTTACTGAATAATAACATTATGCCGTTACCAAAAATTGCGACTCCAAGTTATGAACTTGAATTACCATCAACGGGAAAAACTATTACTTATAGACCATTTCTTGTAAAGGAGGAAAAACTTCTTGTTATTGCTCTTGAGAGTGAAGATACTAAACAGATAACAAATGCGATCAAAGCTGTTATTCGTGCGTGTGTTCTTACAAAAGGAATCAAGGTTGAAGCACTTCCCACATTTGATATTGAATATTTATTTTTAAATATTCGTGGTAAATCAGTTGGTGAAGATCTTGATGTTAAATTGATTTGTCCTGATGATAATAAAACAGAGGTCAACGTTAATATTAATCTTGATGATATTCAAGTTAATAAACCTGAAGGACACTCAAACAAAATCAAACTTGATAATAACCTTATGATGGAACTTAAATATCCATCTTTGAATGAATTTATTAAAAATAATTTTGATCCAAATGAGGTTGGTACAAATGCCATGGAACAATCATTTGATTTGATTGGATCATGTATTAATAAAATTTACAATGAAGATGAAGTATGGGTTGCAGCAGATTGTTCAAAAAAAGAAATCAATGAATTTCTTGAC